GTCAAAGTAGGTCGTAACATGACGGCCTGTTGAAATTGCAAGAGTCTCTGCGGTCTGTGCTACATCGGTTGGATTGAACGATGTGCCTCTGGTAAGAGCTGCAGCGGCGGCCCAGCCTCCGGTGGTGGAAATATAGCTCGAAGAAATAACCCCCGTGTTGGTCATCTCTACATTGCACATTTCCCTCCAGTTTTGGGGTTCATCAAGCCGTCTCTGCATTACCCGCTCGAATAGGGTTTCTACTGTAATTGTATTAGCCACGTCTGTAACTTAGTTTTCAATACCAGACAAATGGCTATTAACGACCTATTGATCGTGGAAACTTAATTTTCCGTGGGAAGCGCCGGGTTCGTTCTTGCCGAGTTCTGCCACGATTTTCGGATAAAGTTCCTTGGGAGTTTCTTCGGGAAAACTTAATTTCCCGTCCGCTCCTTTTGTTGCTTTAGCTATCCAAAACTCGGGAGTGCTTTTCGCACCTGACTCGCCTGTACCTTCTCGAATATCAGAGGTGGCCCTTTGATTTGCTTTGGCAGTTTTCAAGTCCTCAAGTTCTTTCTTGAAGATTGAATTGCCTACAATATCATCTGCTTCACGACCCGTGTCTTTCTTCCACTTGTTAAAAAGCTCCACTTCATCCACCTCGGTAATGCCTACTACTTGCAGAGCCATTTTATCGAGGCGTTCTAATAGCTTATCGTCTGGTTTTACGCTTTCTGGTTGCACGTTTTTTAATTCGAGTTGGGCTTTAAGTCCTGCAATCTCGGTTTCATACTTATCCTTTTGGGATTTGCGTGAATCACGAGCGCGGCCAATTTTATTTTCCAGCTCTTTTGAGCGTGCTTCCCAGTCGGTTGTGTCGTTTGAGGGTTCAATATCCTCATCCAACACATCCTTTTCACTTTCATGTTGCATAGTAGTGAGAACTGCTTTCACTTCTGCTGAAATGAGAACCGTTCAATTTAAGAATAATTGAGAACTTTCACTTTTGATGGGGCGTGAGAACCCATTTATTTCCAGATTTCAACGCTGTAATTGCCTGAAAACGTATTGTTAGTGTTAGTCAGGCCCTTTGCTCCCAGATTGAACCCTCCGACTGTCGTACCGGTCGCTATCGCCACGAAATAATCGTTCGGCCCTAATGTGATTCGCGTCTGGGTGGTGGAAGTGGCTGTATTGTCTCCACCGCTTCCGGCAATCACGAATCCCGTTGATGTCGCAATTTCTTGACGAACAAGATTAAGATAGCTATTGACACCAGCCGTCATCAAGTTCGTTGTTAATTGAGCGCTTGGAGTTGAAGATGTGCCGAATGAAAGCATTATCGAAGTGGTGCCGTTGGTACCATAGACATTCACCAAGACAGCCGTAGATGTGGCGTTAAAGGGATTTTGGATGGACAAAACAGTCGTGGTCGCGTCCGTAAATGCGCCATTGTAAAATGCCCTGCAAACGCCATTCATACACTCAATTGGATTAAACCTATCCGGGCCGGGGCTTGCGCCAAGCCGTTCTACGATCCTTTCTACCACCGATGGCACAGGATACGAAACCCCAAGCCATCCGACAATAAGAACTAGCGCAACCAATCCGACAATTTGTAAGTTTTTATTCATGTTACTTGCGTTTTGATTGTTTGGGTTTTCGACCTTTAGTCTCTTTCTCCCTGACAGGAGATGCTTCCGTTGCTTCAATTTTATCTTTTAACGATGATCTTCTGAATTTTTTTAAGCTCATAAATTTTAATGAGTTGTTAAGACATGAACCGTTGAAGTTGTGATATCAACCCCGATTGTTCCCACGAATCCGCAACCATAAAGCCCGCCATCATATACGACGGTGGTGGATGCGGCTTGCAGAGTGCCAATTGAACTACTAATTTGGCTAGTTGAGGTGGCAGTTGAAGTCGCTGACTCTCCGCCGAAAGAAAGACGAATCGCCGTAGCCGCCGTTGAAACGATACGTGCCGCGCAATTAGGTCGCGCCGTCGTCAGCACTTGAACGTAATTCGGCCCAACGTCTAAAGTTGATGAAGTAGCATAACTCGCCGGCAGCCCCGAAGGAGCCGAGCCATAGGTTGTCCGAAATGTCGAAGCAACCCAAAAAGCAAGAACCCCGATTGCTAGGACTGCGATGATTTGCCACCTTAATTCTAAGTTTTTTATCATAGTTTTGTTTAGGTTACTTCGACCTTTTATCGATTTAATGTATACTCATTTCTTTTATATAATTCAACTTTTTTCATATTAAGTTTCCTATTCTCTCATCTACCGAATTATCGGGCTGGATATTTTCTAAATCTTTGAAAGAATCCTTGATTACATCTAACGCGATTCTTTCCGCCGCTAACGCTTGGACATCGGGGGGAATAGTGCCCTTCATTGCGTTATTCACAAAAAGTTTCTTGAGGGCGAAAACCGCCGCCTTATCCAATACCAGCTTCTGCAATCGTAATCGTTCTTCGTTTGTCAAGGGAAACATTAAATTCCTATGAGTTCGGTAACTTTTTTAATCGCAATCTCTTTCATCGTCGGGCCTACTTCAGAAAATAACCTATGAGCATAAATACCGTTAAGGATTCTTTCTTTTGTTTGGTCTCCTTTCTTGACGGTTAAAACGCACATGGCTTTGGCGCCATTGCCAATCTTAATTTTTCCCAGTGCTTCCGCAAGAGTGTTCCCTTCGGATTTGAATACTCTCCCCACTGATTTAAGGGTGAGTTCGTACAGAGCAACCTTTTTGATTGTTCGTTCTTTAGGCATAAAAAATAAGGGCACAGTCTGTCTTTCGACTTCATGCGTCCCTCTGCGTGAATGAGGCCGTTCGCTCGGCTTTACGTGCTTAGAGGTATTTGCTCAATAATACTACTTTGCGTTTTTCTGTCAAACCTGTGGATAAATTCTATCTTGCCCCTCTGCTTGTCGAAGGCCCCTCGTTCCAATAAAAAAACAAAGTTAGAATAATGTTCTTGAAAGAGCTTAAACTTCTCTGCGTCAGAATCAGACAGCTCGATTTTCATTATTGAATTCTGGTAATTTAATTCCCATTATCTTGGCGCTTTGTCTGTCTATCCACATAATTTTATCCCCTTCTTTAACGGGGAACAATTCTTCTCTAACTTTCTGTACTTTCACTTTTGGTCGCGCATCGAGCTTTGCACACAATTCTTTATGCTCTTTTTCGCACGGCCCACACCTTTGATATTCTTCCTGCACAACCGCACTATTACACCGATAACAAGAATAGCTCATTTTAGTTCTTCTTTCAATGAGTAAATAAATTGCATGATAAGTTCGGAGCATTTGCCGCAGAAGTTCCCCTCGAATGTCAGCTTCTGCGTCTCAAGTTTCTCGTTTATCTTTGGAAGCATTACTCCAATAGTCGCTATGCCTTCACTAGGGTCAAATTCCTTTCCGTCAGCATCGCAAAAAAAAGTTTGTTTAATTGCCATAATTTTTCCTATAAAACCCTGAATTACTTTTTGCTATTTCTTCGTCCTTTTCTTCTTCTGTGCCATAAGCCAACCTTTCAACGTGCCTACGATACAGCTTGTCCTTCTTAATCCTATCTATAAGCTTACCATACATCTCACTTGTTTTTGCATCCGGTTTAAGTTCTGGGGGTTTATACTCAAATAGCTCCGGTTTTTCTCTTACCATGCGTTCAAAAAAGTTTTTACCCTTTTGAAACCTATCTCCACAGTATTTACATGCCCACATACTTGTCATGGACTCGTGGCGATGGCCGGTAGCTAGGTAAGTCATCAACTGTTTTTTGGCTTCTGCGTTCATACCTACTTCAATTCTTGTTTTACTAACATATTTACCTGCGCAACCATTGATTTAATAACCTCAAAATGAGTAGAAGAAAAAATGTTTTTACCTTCATTGTCTTCAATCACTGCCTTTCCTGAATAAATAATTCCATCTTTATTCAATTCTAAAACTAAATAATGAGCAGGATATACCATATCGTCTTTTGCGCTTTTAATATAATAAAAGTTGAGCACATTCATAACGGGTTTACGTCTTTTTTCACGGGTTTTCTGCTGTGCGGACAATCACCCGCTTCCAAGCACTCTGGAGGGATATATACGTCAACCATATACTTTATACTGGATTCTTGTCGGGGACGCTCGGGAAGTTCGGCAGATGGCTTAACATTTCCTTCCTTTGGATTATTGGTAAACATGAGGAAATAAAATATCTTAATGCGTCTAAGGCGTGATCGTTTGCCTTGATTGGTTTTTCATTTTCATCTTTCTCTTTTTTTTCGTCATCATAAGAATACATTTCTAATTCGGCAATAAGATTAACACATCGTTTGTTTACTTTTAATCTTTTCCGCAAAAAAAGCTCTCTCACCATCTGAATCCCCGCTTCCACACTACCCTTACCCTTACTAACCTCTCGCACATTGATATTCCTGCGCCTTAATTCTTCTATTCCTCCTTGATTTTCTGGATCAGGATAAACGGCTTGGAAATTACATGCTTTCACGTAATCGGCAATTTGAGAATCAGTACGTTCCCGTTTATACCATTCATCATCTACATAGACATATTCGCCGTTAAATCTTATATCCAATACCGCAGTCGGATTGCGATACCCGAAATCTATAGCACCGAACTTATCAAATCTTCCTTCTGGTAATTCATCGTACAAATGCCTTTCTCTCGAAAACTCTTTATAAACCAATCCTTGTGTCTTTTGGAAACTCGCCTCATATTCTTGAGCGAATCTCTCGGGGGGTAGGGTTTCTTTAGCCCGATCTATCTCATCTTTAGGAATATATGGATTATCATAACTTGTGAAATGAAAACTCTTGAAGTCTTTATCGGTAAGCTCTTGATTGCATAAGTCGTAGAAATGATTGAATCCTTGCGGAGTTGAGGCAAATAATGCTTCTCCTTTTTTGTCGGTCAATGTCGGCCTTAAAACCTCATACCAATTCACCCAGAAATTTCTCATCATCGCCACCTCATCTATAGCGAGAAAATCGAATGCTTGGCCTCTTAAGTTTTCAACACTTTCCCATCCTCTTAAAAAGATTATACTTTCTCCTCCGTCTTTAGGTTCTACTCGTATTTCTAAACGTTGCTCGTTAGTATCTATTATTCGACCTAAAAGTTCATGTTTCAACATTCCCCATGCTATATCTCTGGCTTGTTGATAGTTATTGGCAATATAAGCTATCTTGCTCGGCTTCCCCAATGCCTTGCCTTTTATCTCCTCGCTAATCAATGTTGTTTTCCCGAATCTTCTTCCGCACCTTAATACTCTGAATCTGTGCTTGTCCCTCGCTATCGTCTTTTGATATATGTGTAATTTCATTTTTTTCGGCTATATCTTCGTCTATAAGAACTGGCGCACGGACTATTAGTTCGTCCGGGGCTTTACCCATAAACTGATCTGCTACGTATTCTGGCTTTAATTGATTTATTGTATCCTTCCACTTCTTAGAAATCTCTTCGTCAAATATAGCCCTCCGTTCTTCTTTCAAAAGGGTTTCTTTATTTTTCGTTCCCTTCTTTCTGTACCCCAGATGTCCCTTTTGGAAAGGCATATAAATTATATGATAGTATATATTCTCTGTTTTATAGCTTGAGCCATCCCCATGAGATTATATTACCTCTTAATTTCTTTTAATTCAAGCCTTCTAATTCTTTTCTCAATTCTTTGCACAACTCTTTCTCAATAAATCTATCGTGATGACCTCTTTGTTCGCTTCTGAATAATAATAAATTATATTCTTTCTTGCCGAGTTTTTTTTCTACAAATTTGTCGTGATCGCGGGGATTATTCTCGAAATACTGATGACACGGAATCGAGCAAAGAATAAAACAATTTTTTTTGTCATATCTCACTACTTCGCGCGACCTTTGTTTGTAATGGGACACTCCCAAATTCATTGAGTTCGGTTCGTGCCGTTTGCCGCATTTCTCGCATTGGTAATTTCTTTCAGCCCGAATAATCTTAGAAAATAAAACATCTGATTGCCTGCGCTTAACTCCTTTTTTAATCCCCCAGAATCCCATTTTGTTTCTTCTTCAGAACTAATTTATTCAATGCTTCGCGCAAATAATACTCAAATAAATAACAAAATGTTTCATCATTTTCAATTTTTATGGGGATTTCTTTGTAGTTCATAATAGCAAATATCAGATGCGCAATCTCATGTCCCTTTGGGGATATGTAAGATACGAAAATCTTTGCCTTTCTCACCTACGAATGAAAAATATGTGGCATCATTTTTATTATAACTTTCCCAGTCAGCTCCTTCATAGTCGTCTTTCGTGACGTTTTTTCGAGCTAAAACTTCGACAGCTGATAAGGGTTCATTGATAAGAAATATGCAAGAAGAGTTATAGACAGGTTCGGATAGGATAAATTTCATGTGTGGTTTCTTTCTAAGATACTCATTTTTGGCAAGATTTGCCCCCCAGGAACGATTTTACGGCGTTTTTGGTGATAAGGTACGGGCGGGTCATATCTTTTCCTCTATTTTAGATTTGAGGCCATCTGCATCTATTAAGTATGCAGGAATAATTATTTCGCAATCATGATTAAACTTCATCTCCTCAATCAATTTGAGGATGCGGATGCGTTCTGATTCTATCCCTGTTTTCGCTCCGTCATTGTATGCGTGAACCATATCGGGATTCTCTTTTTTCATATTTTTATTTCTCAGGATGTAAGATTCTGACTAAGTTCTTAAACTGGGTTTATAATCAAGTTTCCAGCGGGATAATTTATAACATCTCTCCATCGCTTCCTGCGGAGTTTTCATGGTCGGAGCAACTCGGACATAAATCATTTCGTTAAACTTTGACGGGTCAGCATCCCGAAAATAAACGTATTCATTTCCGTTACCGTCTTTCAAACTCTGTAGTCTCCATAACTCACCATATTCGTCTTCGGCGAATTTTTCCCCCTTGAGTTCTTTTAAGATTTTATTTCCTCCCAAATAACGCATAGCAACTGAACGCTGGTCTTGGTTTTCAATTTTAATGGCTTCTTGAGCGGACAAAGTTTTATTAGTGATTGATGCCCACAAGTCTTTTTCAAAAAATACACCGTCCAAAAAATATCCCTGTAATCCGTCAGGCCATGAAATAGCAGGTACAGTTTGGGAATGAAATTGGTTTGAGTCATTTATGCGAATTTCGGGGGCGGGTGCAGTA